GTATTGATGGCCCATCTGATAATATGATCTCATCGGTCTGAACAGCCGGTAAACCTGCTGCGCCACGGAGTGAACACCATGGCGCAATTACAACTTATTAAGCATTCCTCTAATATCCTGATCCCCGCCACGCCGGAGACCAGCGACTTTCTGCATTCAAAATGTAAGCTCGGCGCGGTTCTCGAAGCAGAGTTTCGCCAGCTGCGTAACCCGGCATTCCATCGTAAATTTTTCGCGCTGCTAAATCTCGGTTTCGAATACTGGGAACCTACAGGCGGGGCCATCTCTTCAAACGAGCGTAAGCTGGTGACCGGGTATGCAAAATACCTCGCAACGTTCGGCGGCAGCGAACCCGCTTTAATGGATGCCGCTGAGCAGTATCTTGCACGTATCGCTGACCGCCGCGCCGGTAGCATTAGCATCTGCAAATCGTTCGACGCCTACCGCTCCTGGGTGATTGTAGAGGCGGGCCACTACGACGCCATCCAGCTGCCTGACGGCACACTCCGCAAGCACCCCCGCAGCATCGCGTTCGCCAGCATGGACGAAACCGAGTTCCAGCAGCTCTATCGCGCAGCGCTCGATGTGCTGTGGCGTTGGATCCTCTCCCGCGCATTCTGCAGCCAGGCGGAGGCAGAGAACGCCGCTGCGCAGCTGATGAACTTCGGGAGCTGAGTCGATGAAAGAGACCTGGTTCCATCACACCGAGTGCACCACGCAACAGGCTGAACAGCTGCTGGTGGATTACCGACGCCGCGGCGTCATAGCTGAGCGCAGCCTTAATCCCGATTACATCACCTGGACTGTGAGCGCCCGCCTGCCTGAAGGCAATAAGCCGCCGCGCCCGAGCCGGGTCTGGCAAAGAAAGGCGTGGGGGTGAGCATGGCTATCTATCGAAATAAGAAGTGGCTCGCCGCTGTTGGCCAGATAGAGCAGTGCGTCCTGTGTGGCGCTTGGGGCGTACAGGTTGCTCATCGCAATGAAGGGAAAGGGATCGGGATGAAAACAGACGATTGCGCTACCGCTGCTATCTGCGTCACCTGCCATTCTGAGGTTGATAACGGGAAGAACCTGAGCCGCGATGAACGCCGACAGCTCATGGACCGCGCCATTGTACTAACTCTTATTCAAATCGCCCGCCGCGGGCTGGTGGTGCCCGCATGAAAATCTATGACATTACGCCGATTGGCAAACCCCGTATGACACAGCGCGATCGCTGGCATAAACGTACCGCGACCGCCGCTTATTGGGCCTTCAAAGCGCAGGTGCGGCTGATGGGCATCGAGCTGCCCGAGTCTGGCTATCACATTACGTTCGTAATTCCGATGCCTGTCAGCTGGAGCAGGAAGAAGCGCGCTGAGCATGTCGGGCAACCTCACCAACAGAAGCCGGACAAGGACAACCTGGAAAAGGCGCTGTTGGATGCCATCTTCGATGACGACAGCCGAATCTGGGACGGCCGGGTTACGAAGATCTGGGGTGAGAAAGGGCAAATTATTATCAAAACAGAGAAAGGGGCATAGGCATGATTCACCCATCAGAAGTTGGTAAGGCAGGGGAGCACGTACGCCTGCGCACTCTGGAGAGCGTTTGGATTCAGGGCAAACTACGCATGTGGGGGCGCTGGTCAGCAATAAACATAAATCCCACGGCCAGCGATATGTTTAAAAAGCTGCTGGGTAAATATGTGATAACTCAGGATGACCTGAGCAAGGCGCTTAAGTCCCTGCGGAAAAGAGGCTGCTCATCAGCAGAACTTGAAGCCTGGGTTAACGATATGCTTCAGCAAAAGCAGCACAGCAATCTGGTATTCTGCACTGATGATGAAGGTCTGATAATGGACCGGGTAATTGCGGGCGTATTCATAGAGAACAGGCCTTTATTACGTCTCCTGGAAAAGCGCTATCAGAATAAAATGAGCCTTCGCTGCATGGCGGAAGAGTTGCATGAAACGTACCCTGAGATGAGCGCAATGACCTGCCGCCGCCGAATTGATACATGGATAAGCCTGGCAGAATCGATGCTGTACAGGCCTATGTGTGACGCATTCGATACAAATAGCGAAAGATTTATCTTGCAAAGTGAGCCAGAAAAAGTCTAAATGTTTATATGCTTCGCAAAGCTGTATCGCAAGCGGTCTTCAAGACCTGAATTTACAGAAACCCGCCACTGAGCGGGTTTTTTGTTTCTTTTACTGGGCTGTCAATCTATGCACATTAGATCGGCTATGTAAGCGGCTACGCTTGAACCACCCTTAACATAATCATATTTCTCAGCAAGTTTCCCATTCATGGCATACCTGGTCATTTCACCAAATTCATCTTTACATGCTTTGGAAGGTATCGCGAAACGGCTAAAGATAACGTTTCTATTTGATTCACGGGATATCGGCACCTCCTGAACAATCAGTGTTCTAATCCCATTATCTTCTGTCAATGAACCTGATTTGCCATAAAAGTTCGTATCGTTAGTGTTTGTGAGAAACGTCCAACCTTCAATCTTTTCTGCTGTGACTCCGGAAAAGGAAGATATAGCCAAAATTAGCGCCCCTGCGAACTTTAGTTTTTTAAGCATTAATGATTTTTCTCTCTATCTTGTACTGTTTTAAACACAGAGGTTATGGCCTCATCATTGTATAATATGTAGTTATCGGCATCATTTGCATGCATTTAATTAAAATTATTATGATCCCGCTTCGGCGGGCAATTTTCGCTCCAGGAGCATAGTCATGAAGTAGAACAGCGGTATGACCGACCATGGATGCCTGATTCAGCTCAGGCAGCGTGACGACGGCGTCAATCCGGTCGGGTTCCCACGGCGACGTAGTGAGGGAGAGGAAGTAATACACATCACTGAGTTTGGGGTGGCATCCCATTAGCGCATCAGTCAGCCTACAAACGAGCCGGGAAACCGGAGCAGCCACTGCTGAGTGTGGCAAGAATCACAAGGCCCTGGCTTATGCCGGGGTTTTTCATATCCGCACCACGCCCGGCGCACTTCAACCACAGGGCCTTTCAGGCGTGAGCAATTGTGAAATTCGATGTTGTTGTGATGCTCCTGACTTTGTTGAAAATAACAAAACAACGCTTTTTTTGACGGACTTCCCAGTTCTGAAAGGTCGCTTTTAAGTTGCATTGCATACCGGGCTGGCAGGGCTATGCTCAAAGTGCATTCTTTGACAGTCCATATTCCAATAATGGCATGGTGAATCCCCCTGTGCGGAGGGGCAATACTGGCTACTGATGTTGGTTATATATGCATGCGGGGCGCTGAAGCCAGCTAGCGTCTCACCGGGAGGCACCCGGCACCAGAAACACTCTACCTGATTTGAGACCTGTTTATCCGAGCAGGTCTTTTTTTATCCGCATAATCCCTCATGGCAGGTGAGCAAGTCGCCCCGGCAATTATGACGCAGTCTACTTTCCATAAACTTAATAAAATTTAAGTTAAGGTGGGTTTTTTCATGGGCTATGCTTGTTAAGGAATGGATTGACTCTCTTGATAACGATTCAGGGTGAGCTGTAAAGCTCGGGGTGTCGACAACCTTTTACCTGAGACCAGCCTCTCTGAATGCTGGTCTTTTTTTATCCGCCATTAGCTCAACGGGAGAGAGCACGGAGCTTCTACCTCTGCGGTTCGGGATTCGAGTCCTCGATGGCGGACCATTATCTGAAATGATAATTCAGAGTAAGAAAACTTATGCAGGGAGTTTCACCTGGTAGGGACGCAGTCCCACTGATGGACGCCCGGCACAATAAATTAATTGTTTTCTCAGGCCCGCTCAAACGAGTGGGCTTTTTTATTTCCTTCCGCACAGCACCCCGACTTAATCGGAGGTGAGAGATATGTCCCATATGAGCAAACTCGTAACCGGTGTCGCGCTCGGCACTTCCGGCGGCACAATCCTGAATGGTGTTCTGACAAAACTAAGTCCTGATGAGTGGAGTGCCGTCGGCGTGCTGGCTGGTATCGCGGGCATCATCATTACCGGGCTCATTAACTGGTACTTCAAACGCAAGGTCGCCAATGCGCAGGTAAAGGCGCTGGAGAAATACGGCCCGGCAGTAAAAGTGGGAGATGAATGATATGCCGATGACCATCAGCCTGCGTAAAAAACTCATTGCCGCCGCTGGTGGGGGTGCAATGCTGATCGCCTCGCTGTTTCTCGGCGGTCAGGATGGCGTCGAGGGGAGAAAGTTCGAAGCCTACAAAGACGTGGCCGGAGTGTGGACCGTCTGCGATGGTCATACAGGCCGGGATATCGTGAAGGGTAAGACCTATACCGATCGCGAGTGCGATCAGTTGCTGTGGAAAGACCTCCAGCCAGCCAAGCGCACGGTTGACAGCCTGGTTAAAGTGCCGCTGGGGGAATACCAGCGCGCCGCGCTCTACAGCTTCGTTTTTAACGTCGGCTCTGACGCTTTCTCGAAATCCACACTGCTGCGCAAGCTGAACAAAGGCGATCATGACGGAGCATGCGAAGAGATGCGCCGCTGGGTTTATGCGGGTGGCATGAAGTGGAAGGGCCTGCAGAACCGTCGCGAGATGGAGCGCTCCATGTGCCTGGCGGAGGGGAAGAATGACCTTTAATCTTCGAACGATTCTTATGAGCACTGTACTGGTCATGCTGCTCGCTGGTGGCTATGGCGAGCTACGTTACCGGAATGGCTGGTATGCCCATGCCGACCATATCAATGTTCTGGCTGCTGAGAAGAAGATCAAAGCTGAGAAAGCTATTCAGCCGGTTGAGAACAAAGCGGCGCAGGCAAGCGAAGAAGGCAGGGTCATCTACAAAACAATAACCCGCGACGTGGTGAAATATGTCCAGAATCCGAACCGTACTGTGTGCCAGTTTGATGATGAGTCTGTGCGGTTGCGCCAGCGTGCCATCGACGCTGCCAACTCCATCAGCGGATTTGATGCAACCCCCGTGCAAGGCCAGTGATGCTGGAGCAGACAGCGATGCGGATCTGCAATCAGATACCGAGACAGCGGCATGCCTGCGCCAGCTGCGTCTCGATAAGTACCGCTGGCAGGCCTGGTATAACGCGGTTAAGTGAGCATCGCCAAGGCGCTTTACAGTAGAGCGCCTGATGATGCTCTCCACTCTGCATAACACGGTTAACGACTTATCCTTTGGGATACTAAATTGAGCCTGCCGGAGCGATGGACAGAACGATTTCACGGTTCAGTAAAGCAAACGTGGCTCCCTTCAGCCGTTCCAGTTCTACAGGGGCAGTTTCACCTTCCTCGGCCAACCTCTCAAAAGCATAAGAGATATGATTACGTATAGCCTCTTTTGTCAGCGAGTCTTGATTAGCAAACAAAGCTGTGATTACGATTTGCAGTGCATCAAGCTGGAAAAGCGCATCCTTCTTGGACGTTTCCTGGTCAGCTATCTTTTCAATTAGATCAGCAATTAAGTGTTTCATAACATGCTCCCTGGTTATTTTTAAATGAAATATATCTGTAAAGAAATGTTATGCAAATGTGAAAGCAGAGTTTTGCTCAAAACGATAAGGAAGTGACGCCGTCTGAAAGGTAGCTGCACAGCAGGCGGCAGATACAAGGGCATAAAAAAGCCTCCAAAAGGAGGCAATATGAGTCAAACGTTTAGTTTTATTTGATGTGCTTCTTGCCTTGAGGCGCTTCGACAATACCACTGCCTGTATAAATGACAATCATAATGCATCTTTTGATTGAGCTTTCTGTGCGGTTTAGGTTTAGTCAGCCTCAGCGGCAGGCGCTGAGGAAACGCAAGCTGCTTAAATGGCTTTCACAGTAGAGCATCTGATGGTACTACCATCCGTCATAAAGACGCGCATAACGCTTAACAGCAGGCATTCATTGAATGCCTGTGATAACGTCTTATAAGAGCAGGTTAGCGATGGTCGCGAAGCCATGCTTCTTTTATGAAATCAGAAGTGCCCGTAATTTGCTCATTGAAGCTTGCGCCATTACGCTCCATTAAAGCCGCAAATTTGTTTATAAACCGGGTGCCATCCTCATGAGACACGATGTTTGAGAAGAATTCCTCAGATATCCCTTTTTTAAGACAAAGAGTCTTTAGGATGATGATAAAATCCTTTTGCTTTTCATAATCAGAAAACCACGTAGGCCGCAAGTCATCATGTGTTGTGCCAATTTCCCGCATTGCTCGCTGTACGTTTGCATAGTACATGCGTGATTTTGCGCGCATGTATCCTTTGATTAAAATAAAAGCAATCACTGCGATGATAAAAACGAAAATAACCATCTAAGAATCCTGTAGTTAAGAGGCCTCTACATACAGTATCATTTCTTTCTACATAACTTTACATACTAAATATGGTACTCCCGTATGTTTTGGATCTGGATTATCGTTGCTGCCTTACTTTACAAACCTTTTTGCCGCTGGGCTGCCACCAGTCAGGCCCCAATACTTAGCGCTATATTCTGGCCTTTGTTGATTGCATTTATGCTTGGTGCGCTGATTTTCGCCATCATTAAGGACAAGTTGGGCCACTGACAAGTGGCTTTGCTCCTCTCTTATCTAAGCCACTGGCATCCGCCGGTGGCTTTTTTATTGCCATCCCAATGCCTTCCGCTGGTGGGCATCGTAATGGCTTTAATCACAGGAAAAGAACCATGGCTAAACCGGACTGGAGCGAGCTTCAGCAGCGGTTCCTGTCCGATCATGCCGAAACCGGCGTATCACCGAAGGAGTGGTGTGAAGCGCAGGGACTGAATTATGTAACCGCACGCCGACACATCAAAAAGGCTACTGCGCAAAATGCGCAAAAATCTGCGCAGAAAAAAGTGCGCAGTGCGCAGAAAGAAAAGAGTGCCGATGCGCTGGTGGAAAGCGAACTGACCGCTCAGCAAAAACGCTTCGTTGCTGAATATCTCGTTGATCAGAACGCCACAGCTGCCGCCTCAAGGGCAGGTTACAGCGATGCCAGTTATGGGCGTCAGCTCCTCACGATTCCTCACGTTGCGCAGGCTATTGCGCAGCAGCAGAAAGCCTCCCTTGCGCGCACGCTGGCAGGTGCCGATGAGGTGCTGGCGCAGATGTGGCAGCTCGCCACGTTTGACGCTAACGAGCTTTCTCAGTATCGCCGTGGCGCATGCCGCTACTGCTGGGGCTTCGGTCACAACTATCAGTGGCGCGACATGGTGGAATATGAGGAAAAGCGACTGGAGGCAACCGAACGCGATAAACGTGAACCAGTCGATGTCGGCGGTTATGGCTACGACCACAACCGGGAGCCTAACCCGGCATGCCCGCGCTGTAACGGCGACGGCATCGGCCAGCCTTACTTCCCTGATACCCGTAAACTGCCGTCTGTTTCCCGGCTGGCGTATTCCGGCCTGAAGCTCGGCAAAAGCGGCGTTGAGATCACCGCCATCAGCCGTGAGCGCATGTATGAAGCCGTGATGAAAAGGCTTGGCCTGGCCGACAGCGCGTTCGCGCAGCAGCTCCAGCAAATCGAAATCGAGCGCCGCCAGCTGGAAGTAGAAAAACTCCGCAAAGAGCTGGCAGCCGATCCGGAAGACGAGGTGCCGCTGCCCGTGGCAATCAATATTAATGTCGCGGATGCACGCGTAAGGAATGACGATGACGGGGATATCGCCGACCCTTAACGTGCCGCAGGCGCAGTTTCTGGCGATGCCGCATAAATTCAAAGCTTACGTGGCGGGCTTCGGCTCCGGTAAAACGTGGGTGGGCTGCGGCGGTATCTGCAAGGGGATGTGGGAGCACCCCAGAATTAACCAGGGCTATTTCGCACCGACTTACCCTCAGATCCGGGACATCTTTTACCCCACGGTGGAGGAGGTGGCGTTTGACTGGGGCCTGAAGGTCAAAATCAACGAAAGCAACAAAGAAGTTCATTTCTACGTCGGGCGGCAGTACCGGGGAACCACCATCTGCCGCTCGATGGAGAAACCGGGCACTATCGTCGGTTTCAAAATCGGTAACGCGCTGGTGGATGAACTGGACGTCATGCCTGCGAAGAAAGCGGAGCAGGCCTGGCGGAAAATCATCGCCCGTATGCGTTATAAGGTCGAAGGCCTGCGGAACGGTATCGACGTCACCACCACGCCGGAAGGTTTCAAGTTTGTCTATCAGCAGTTCGTTAAGGCAGTGCGCGATAAGCCGGAGCTGGCGACCCTGTACGGGCTGGTGCAGGCTTCCACGTTCGATAACGAAGCGAACCTGCCAGGCGACTATATTCCGTCACTGTTGGCGAGCTATCCGCCGGAGCTGATCAAGGCCTACCTTCGCGGGCAGTTCACCAACCTGATAAGCGGAACCATCTATCACCAGTTCGATCGCAGGCTTAACAACTGCGAAGAGGTGGAGCAGCCCGGCGAGCCGCTGTATATCGGGATGGACTTTAACGTCGGGAAGATGTCCGGGATTGTTCACGTGCTGCGTCTCGGGCTTCCGTTCGCAGTGAACGAAATCATCAATGCCTACGACACGCCCGATATCATCCGCATTATCAAAGAGCGCTTCTGGCTGTACGACGGCAACGATTACCGCAAGGTACGTGAAATTTATATCTACCCGGACGCCTCAGGCGATTCCCGTAAATCCAGCAACGCCAGCGCCACGGATATCGCCCAGCTCAAGCAGGCGGGCTTTAACGTGGTAGTTAATGCCAGCAACCCGCCGGTGAAAGACCGCGTGAACTCGATGAATGCGATGTTCTGCAACGGTAATGGCGAACGGCGTTACCGCCGCATGCGAAACACCGCAACGCGACTGCTGACCGAGAATGGGAAGGCTTATCCGCTTACTCGCGGTGGCACCACTATCCGCGATCAGTACGGTAAAGAGGTCACCACCCCGGCCGTAACCGGGGCCGTAACAGGCGTTATCACCGAATACTCCTCCCGTGAAATCGACGGCTCCCTGATCGCCACCGGTGATAAGAAGCTGGCGGCCACTGCCGAAACGGAAGTGCGTATTGACGACCGCATTGAGATCGACGGCAAAGCATGGCGGGTGGTGCAGCCTAATCCGGTTAAGCCTGCCGATGTACTCATCTCCTACAACATCCAGCTGAGGGCGTGACTATGGCCAGCTCTTCTAATCAGCCGTTCCTGGCTGCCATTCAGTTATTTGTGGATAGTTCGAAGCAGGAGATGGATCAGGTAGTGCGCCGGACGGGCATTAAAATCCTCGCTCAACTGGTTGAGATGTCCCCGGTGGGTCAGCCGGATATCTGGGAGGTCAACCAGACCGCGACGGCGTACAACACTGCGGTGCGGGAGCATAACGCGGCCCTTCGCGATGACCCTGCCAACCTGACCAAATTGGGACGGCTTAAGCGTGGTCTGCGCGTCAATGACTCGATGGACATCAGAAAGCCTGAGGGCTATGTCGGCGGACGCTTCAAAAACAACTGGTATGTGGGTTTTGACAGCCAGCCGACGCAGTCCAACGACACGCCCGACGCTTCCGGCCAGGGTTCCAACTCTCGCGGCATGGCTGTGCTTGAGGTATTCAGGGTGGGGCAGGTCAGCTCGATTTACTTTACCAATAACCTGCCCTATGCGGCAGCGCTGGAGAACGGACACTCTGGTCAGGCACCCGGTGGAATGGTCGGGTTGACCGCGCTGGATGCTGCGAAGCTGTTCCGTGAGGCAATGAGCGAGGTGCGCAATGGTCGGTGACCAGTCTATGCGAATTGCTGAACTGCTGGAGAGCCGTGTTGCGGTTATCTGTTCGTCGCTTGGCCTGCCGGTGGCCTGGCCGAATCTTTCCTTCATGCCGCCAAACGATGCACCGTACGTGCGCGTTTATATCCTGCCGGCGCAAACAGTAGGGCAGGATCTGGAAGGTCAGTTGCGTACCTACCAGGGCATTCTCCAGCTCAACATCATTGCGCCAGCAGGCAGCGGCGTGACGCAGGCCAGGGGACTGGCAACGTCTGTCGCTGATGCTTTTCCCGAAGGGCTGCCGCTGGTGGATGGAAATCTGACGGTTTACATCAACGGGCCACCGCAGGTGCGCACGCCAATACAGGATCGCCCGACATCAGCACCAAACGGCAGTAGCGGCTCCATCACTTACACCACTCCCGTCAGCATGCAGTACCGCGCTGATTACTGACCCGCCGACCTGGCGGGTTTTTTATTTCCTCAATTCAGGAGAATGCAATGGCATTCGCAATCCCTAACGGGTCACGTGTGAACGTGGCCAAGGCCTATCTTGCGCCGATTGTTTTCACAGCAGCCTCCAACGCGACGGAATGCGAACTGACCGTTGCTTCCGCTGCTGGGATCCTTGCGGGCGATGTCGTCCAGGTAAGCTCTGGCTGGCTCAAGCTCGATAACATGGTGCTGCGCGTTAAATCGGTTACCGGCACCAAAATTGTGCTGGAAGCGTTCGATACAACCGATACCGCCAAATTCCCGGCGGGTACCGGCGCAGGCACACTGCGTAAAATCGACTCGTGGATCACCATGCCGCAGGTTATGACGCTGTCTACCGAAGGCGGCGACCAGCAGACCATCAGTATCCAGTTCCTGGAAGATGATAAGGCCCGTACTATTCCGACGTTCAAAAACGCGGTAGTTCAGGTCTATACCTTCGCCCACGATCCCCTATTGGCTATTTACAAGCGCCTGAGTGACCTCGACGAATCCAGCGACACTACGGCGGTCTGGTTCCACAACCCGCGCGGTAAAGCGGATCGTTATTACTCAGCGAAGGTTTCCTTCCAGAAGGTGCCTCGTACCGAAATCAACGCCGTGGAAAGCAACGAAGCGCGCATGAACTTCGAATCGGATATGCAGATTTACCCGATCGCCGACTCCTCTGCTATGCCGCTGGCGTTCCTGACTGATCTGCCTGCAACCAAATCGGTCGCTTCTGGTTCTGCGCTGGATCTGGCGGTGGTCATGCAGGGCGGTTCTGCGCCTTACACCTACGTGTGGAAGAAGGGCGGCACCGCTATCCCGGGCAAAACCGCCTCGACGTTCAACATCCCGTCTGTGGCATCCGGCGATGCTGGCTCTTACACCTGCGAAGTCACCGACGCCGCGGGCAAGACCATCACCTCTGGCGCGTGTGTCGTCACGGTCAGCTAACCACTCTGGCCCGGTTCGCCGGGCTTGTTCTAAATACCTACGCACAAAGGTATTGCAGCGGGTATTCGCTGAGTGCCTGTTACAGTGCTTTGGAATATACTCATCCAAAAAAAGAGGTAATTATGGATGAGCAAGTAATGGCATTGGCAACGCTCCAGGCTGCTCAGGATGCTGCGAACTGGGCCTTCTGGTCAATGATAGGGACGTGGGTTGCGGGTATAGCAACCTTTTTAGCTGTGTGTGTTTCCTTGCATCTGGGCTTAAAAAAACCTAAGGCACATATCAGTTGTAGAATAAGTGTCGGTATAACGTGGCAAGGACCTTATCAAAAGAAAGGGGTAACGATTGTTATTACAAACCTTGCGCTTCATACCGTTAAGGTTACATCTATAAACTGGACATTTAAAAAAGATGTTACGTTTTATCAACCGTTCCACTCTCCTTTATCAATGCAATTACCGCAGAAATTAGATTACGGCGAGCAGGCCACATTTTGGATAGACATCGACGGCCACTCTGAATGGATTGAAAAAATAGCATTAGGTTTAAGAGAGCAGGACGCCAACCCCAAAGATTTTAGATGCGTAGTCAGTGTAACTACGGGAGAAAGCTTCACGTTTGAAATCGAAAAATCTTTGATGGACAAAATCACAAGTAGTTACCAGCAGATTTCAAAGACCGAAAGCAACCATACCTGAGGTGGCTCTATTAGGTCTGCTCAAAATATAACATTACTCATTTAAGACCCGCTCCGGCGGGTTTCTTTTTATTTAAGGAACCGAAATGACCAAGTTCTCCCTGATTCCAAACCCGACCTTCTCCGTTACTGCCAGTATCCCACGCGCTGGTGCAGACGACGGCAAACTGACCTTCACCTTCCGCCACAAGACGCTCGAAGAGCTGCGTGCTATGGACGAAAAGCTGCAAAAAGCTGCTGAAGGCAAAAAGGCTGCTATCGAGCCACAGGCCGACTACCTGATGGACATCGTCGACGGATGGGCGCTGCCGGATGAGCTCAACCGCGACAACGTGATTGTCCTCCTGCAGAACTACCCGCGCGCTTTTGACAGCATCGGCCTGGCGTATACCAAAGAGCTGATGGGTATCCGCGAAAAAAACTGAGGCAGGTCGCCGCAGCGTTGTACACGCCGGGACCGACTCTCGCGGAGCTGAGCGCTTTTGGTTTGACGCCTGAGGACGTGGAGGAAGAGGTGGGGATCCTGCCGTCGGTATGGGGGCCCTTCACCATCTTCTCTGCACTGGCGACCCAGTGGCGCGTCGGCGCGGGCGGGGCAACCGGCCTTGATTACAACGTTCTCCCCTGGATGTTTGAGTTAAACGGGGTTGAGGATGCGGCGGCCTGCATGGCTGACCTTCAGATTATGGAAAGTGAGGCTCTCAAAGTAATGCATAAGGAGACGAAATAATGACAGACCAGATCGCCTCAATTACTTTGCGGGCTGATGTTTCCGACCTGAAAACTGCCAGCAATGAACTGGATCGTCTCAATGAGTCGGCTGCTGGCGCTGTCGCGGGTGCTGACAGCCTCGCTGATGCGGCGAAGCGCGTTAAGCCAGCCGCTAAAGAGGGCGCAGAAGGTCTGCGTGAGCAGCGTGAAGCCCTCAAAGGCCTGCTGGAGAATATTGATCCGGTCACCAAATCCCTTAACCGCCTGGACGAGCAGCAGGCCGCGCTGCGTAACTTCCAGACTAAGGGCTTTCTGGATACCGATACCTTCCAGGCCTATAACAAGATTCTGGATGACACACGGCTTAAGCTGACGGATACCGGCGAAGCGGCGGCGCGTGCCCAGACAGAACTGGCGGCCACTCAGGCAGCAGAGAAACAGTCAGCCGCGCTGAAGAACCTGCTGGGTTCAATCGATCCGACGATCCGCGCGTTCAACTCGCTGGATGAGCAGCACGCTCAGCTGGTGGCGCACTTCGAAGCGGGCCGGATTAATGGCGCGCAGTTCGAACACTTCAACACCATCCTCAACCAGACCCGTGAACGGCTCTCTGGTGTTGCCGATGCGTTGCCTGAGGCGCTATCCCGGCAGGAGGCCGCTGCACGCCGTGCCGGTATCTCTGTGGGCCAGTACAGCGCAGCAATGCGTACGCTACCGGCACAGTTCACTGATATTGCTACCCAGCTGGCTGGTGGGCAGTCTCCGTTTCTGATTCTGCTCCAGCAGGGCGGGCAGATTAAAGACCAGTTTGGTTCAGTGCAGGGAGCTCTCTCTGGCGTCGGCGAATACATTCGCAGCATGGCAGGGATGATTAATCCAACCATTATTGCGCTGGGCGGTCTGGTTGGTACCATCGGCCTGCTGGCTGCCGCTGCGTACAGTTCGTCTGAACAGTTCGATCAGGTGGCTCGCTCAGTCATTATGATGGGTGGTGCGGGCTTCGCATCAATGCAGCAGCTCAACCAGGCCGCTGAGGAGGTCGCCGGCAAGACTAACACATCCATCAGTTCCACCGTGGATACGCTGGTTACGCTCAACGATACTGGCAAATATACCGCCAGCCAGATGAAACAGATTGCCACATCAATCACCCTGATGGGCAAGGCAGGTATCGCTGCCGTTCGTCATCCAGAACGGGCAGACCTTTATCCGCGACACCTTTATCCAGGACGGGACAATCACTGACGCAAAAATCGGTGCCTTCATCCAGTCCAATAACTATGTGCCAGGCTCATACGGCTGGCGGCTGGATAAGAACGGTACGTTTGAGAACTACGGTAGTGACAGTACAGGCGCGATGAAGCAGACGAACGTTACCACGAGCATCAGGGATGCGAATCGACTGCGCGTTCAGATCGGCAAAATCACGGGGGTGTTTTAATGACCTGGGGCATTCAGACATGGGACGCCAACGGAAACCCCAATAACTACGGCCTGATACCGATAAGCGTTCTTGGCTTTTTTTCTGTTACCGCCGGGCAGCAGTCAGGTGCTGCGAGCTATGCGGTACCGCCGGGATTTGTGATGGATTTTTTGCAGGTTAACACCGGAGAAAGTTACACAACGGTGCGCCGAACCATCACCGTATCCGGCGGTACCATCACCCTTGGTGCCGCGGCAGAGACTAATTTCGGCGCGAATACTTACCCTGCAATTGCCGGATTTATTGTCGCTTACCTGAGGGCCGCATAATGGACTGGGGAGCATTACTGACAACAGACAACGGCGCACCATTTATTACGCCACAGTCAATACCGCTGGCATTAATCAGTAAACAAACGGCGGCAATTTCTTCAGGAGCTGGGGCGGTTACGACGATAACGCAGACGTTCCCGGCCGGGCGTCCTGTGATCCCGTTTGTGTACACGACAGTAAATTGTGTGGTGAGTTATTCGGTCAGCGACACCACGATCACCGTTTCTGTCCGCCTGCCAGCAGCGACCGGGGGAACCGTAACGGCTTACTTTTTTACGATCTTCCCGCAGCCACTTCCGGACTGGGGAATAGCAATATGGGATGAGCAGGGGGTCTGTATTCTCACAAACGAAACTAGGGTACTGACCGACGTTACCGCGATAGGGATAAACGGCAGCGACAGCGCTGGATTCTCAATAAACACCACGCTTGCAGGGAAATACGGGATTATTCCCGGCATGTCAGGGCTGGCTACCGGGGTTATCAATTCCGGAGGCACAAGGCCCTGGTCATCGCAGTATTTCTTTTCTGCTGTTCTTAACGGCGGCGTGACAAACATCGGCCAGGCACAAACCGCGGGGAATCCGGGAAGCGAAGTCTCAAACCTCGCTTACCACAACATGAAAAACCGCGTGTACGCGCTCAACCTCGCAAACTACGACTGACCAACTCAACTTAATTGCAACAGAACCCGCTACGTGCGGGTTTTTTATTTTCGGAGACAGCATGATTTATAACACCGGAACTATCGCCATCAACGGAAATGCCGCGACTGGCACCGGCACAAACTGGACGGCTCCAGCCAGCCAGATTCGCGCAGGACAGACGCTGATTGTGCTGTCGAACCCGGTACAGATGTTCCAGATTGCGGCAGTTAACAGCGCCACCTCGCTGAC